TTGTCGTCGTCGTCCGCGAACGGCTCCTCCATGAACTCGATGTAGCGTTTCGTCGCCCCGTTGATCGTGCGCTTGACGGCGAGCCAGAGCTGATTGTGGTCTTCGTTCGGAGACGGGATCGTGGCGACCGACTCGACCACGGCATCGCCTGTGCCAAACGAGCCGCCGAGGATGTGGCGGTGCCACGCCCAGACCTGTTGCGCGTACTCGAACGTCAGCGCAGCGAGCACGCCATCGTCGCGCGCACACCACACGATCCCGAACGGCTCGACGGAGTGCGCCATGTCGGCGATCCCCGTCCCCGCGATGTGGTCCGCGAGCAGGGTCATGTCATCCGGCGCGTAGCTGTACAGCGTGAGGTCGTAAGATGCGTAGAGCACCTTCTTGCGCGTGCTGGAGAGATAGATCACGCCATTGGCCGAGCCGACCGGCTGGTTCGACGATGCCCCGTAGCGGCTTGCGCGCGTGATGTGAATGTTCGTCGGCGTCACCGCCTCATCGACGGACGCGGCCAGGATGGGCCAGAGTCCGTTACTCGTCCCGACCATCATGTGTCGTAGGGCGTGCATCCACCGGACAAGCTGCACGTCGCGAGCGCCAGCGATGGTGTAACTCAGCCCATTCGAGTCCACGATGGTCCCGTCGGCTTCGGTGGGCGCGAAGTCCACGTAGTCGGATGTCTCACTCAGGTCGATGCGCTCGGGCTGGGCCGGGGTGTTCGCGTAGCCGAGGCGCTGCTGGTGGAACTCCACCGTGCGCGGCCAGTTGTCCGCATACCACGCACCGAGTCGCCACGTCCCCGAAGAGGCCGTGCCAGGAAGCGTCTTTGTGACACTCACCCACGCCGAGGTCGGGCTGCTGATGCTGAGAATCCGCGCTGCGCCCCAGTTGCTCCCGGTTGGGTGCCGGATGCGAATCATCCGGTTGACATCGCGAGGATCATTGAACGTCGCGAGGCTGGCCGTGAGCGTCACACCGCCGGTCGTCCCCGACGCGCTTATGCCGCCTGCGCCGGTAACGCCGGGAGTCACCTCGTTAGTGGCGAGGTATGGACCGTCCTGCATGTCGAGCAGATCCAACGTCCAAGAGGTGTGGCCCGAGCGCGTGAGCGTGCGCGGGTGGTGGCTCTCGTGCGCGAGGTAGAGCACGTCGGCCGACTGCGTGAAATGAACGTCGTACAGCTCGTCGGCGGTGTACGGGAGCACGATCTCGTGCGGCGTCGTCGATGCGGGGACGATGCTGTGCGTGCCGCCACCACTAGCGGCGGTGATGTCCACCTTGGAGCCGCCGGGCGTGAGTGAAAAGCCGAGATAGTCTGCGTCCGGAACGCCCGTGAGCCCGCTGTTGACGATGTAGTAGTCCGTGCCCGTGCTCAGGCCCGCCGGGAGCGTGCCCGTGGTCGTGAGCTGGAACGGACCCTGCTCGTCAGCGTAGAAGTGGTCGGCGATGTTGACCTCATCGTTCGCCACGCTCACATCGCCGTCAACGAACGTCTTGGTGTGCGCGAGGATGATCCCCTCGTCCTTGTAGAAGCGGGCTCGCTCGTCGCCCAGCTCGATGATGTACGCCTGCTCCGTCGAGTAGACGAAGGGGATGAGGCGCCCCATGTCGGAGGAATCCATCTCCTCATGCACGAAGCGCGTGCCGGGGCGTCGCGTGAGTGCGCCGTCGGGGCGGACGAGCCAGTTGAGGATGGTCTTCGCGCCGGCCTGATACTTCGGGATGTCCGTGCGGCCGAGCAGGTAGGGCGACAACTCCCCGGTGTTGAACGCGCCCTGAATGTGGTGATACAGTGCCATCCCGCTCCTAGCAGTTCGCCTCGATCCACGAGCCCTCGGGAATCAACTCCGTCGAGCCCTCTTGACCGTCCACGCCGAATGCCGCCTGAATCTTGGCCTCGAACTCCTTGGTAATCTTCTCGATCAGCTCCGCGTCCTTCGCACACGGCTCGGCCCATTCCATCGCGAGTTTCGAGATGAATGCCTCGGCAAACAGCGAATCCCACTGGTAGGGGTCCGTGACGCGCTTGAGATAGACCACGTTGAGCGGTGGCCCGAGGTCGGTCACGATCTTGCGGCCCTCGATCTTGAACCCATAGTTGTCCGGGTCTTCCACCTTCAGCACGCGGAGGTCGTAGGGATCGCCCGACCGGGTGTACGCATAGGCGTACTCCCACACGGGCGCCGTGGCGTCCGCGGCGAGCTCCTGCCGCTCCATCGCGAAGTTCCACGGATGCGAGCGCAGCAGCGCGTCGCGGTAGATCGCGAAGGTCGCGTTGGCAAGAGGCGCACGTCCGCCGTCTGCCGTGAAAGACTGGATCGGTTGCTCGCCGATGCGTAGAAGGGCGGCGTTCGCGACTTGGATCTCACTCGGCATCGCGTCTCTCTAATTTTCAGGTGGGGAGGGGGGCCGCGGCGGTTTGGACCCCCCTCCCCGGGTATGGCCCGGTTGGCTTCCGGTCCTTCTAGTTGCCCATCACCGCGTAGACGATCGCCAGGGTGATCGTCCCCGCGGCCGTCCCGACCGTGTTGGCCGTCAGGCAGATGTCGTAGAGCACGTCATCGCCCGGGTCGGCCGACACGCCGGCCAGCTCCCAGAGGGGCTTCTGGCCGTAGTCCGCCGGGTCGGGGATGCCTCCCGTGTGACCCAGCAGTTCCGTCGGAACCGCGAACCCCGCGTTGATGTCCACGCCATCTGCGAGGCAGTCCGCATCGACCGCCGTGGGGGTGCCCCCCTCGACCGGCGTGTACACGCCGAGGTCGTAGTCGGTTGCCCCCGCGATGGCATCGGACACGATGAGAGCCGAGTACGGGATCGCCTGTGCCGGGAGACGCACGAAGTCATAAATGCTGTCGTCGTCGTCCGTCGCGGCCACCTCGAGAGTCGCCGTGGCGACCTTGAGGTTCGCACCCGCCTGCCTCACGTCGTTGAACGTGCGGAGCGCCGTCTCGATGTTCGAGATGAAGGTGCTCTTGGTGATTACTGCTGCCATTGCGTTTTCGCTCCTTCTACTTGGCGCTACCAGTTACTCCGTGCATTGGACTTCGACGACACCCACCTCGTCGAGGCGGGTCGCGCCGAACATGGCACGGAAGTAGACCTGTGTGGCGTAGTTGAGGTCGTCGCGCTCGCTGATCCGCGACTCGTCCCCGAGCTGCACGGCCAGGAGCAGCGAGTCGCGCCCGTAGGCGAGACAGCTCCGCGTCGTGCTTGCCAGATCGAGAAGCTGCGTCGTCCTCCACTTGAAGCCCGCGAAGGTGTCGATCTCACCCTGCATCAGCAGCCGCACCGAGTTGTAGTCCGCCGACGTGATCGTGGAATCGTTCATCACGTCCTCGATCTGATCGGCGGAGCACACCATGAACCACGGCTTCGGCACCTCGTACTTGCGCAGGATCTTCGCGTCCTGGTTGATCTTCGTCAGACTCATCCCACCGGAGCCGTGTACGATCTGGTGCGTCGCGGTCGGGAACGCTTCCGTTCCCGATCCCGTCTTGCCCGACTTCGCCGTTGCGAGAGCCGCGGCGATGATCTCCCGGTCGCGCTGGCGACCGAAGCCCATGCCGATGGCCCGCGTGTACGGGTTCGTGAAGTCGTTGATCGAACGAAGCTGATCCGGCTTGTCCAGCAGCTCGGCCCGCGCGAAGAGCTTGGGATTCACCCACCGACGGGTGTGGTCGATGTTTCCCACGGGCGTCGGCGCGTGCCGGGTCGTCAGCTCGGCCGGATCGGACGTGCCGAGGGCGTCGAAGGAGAACTCTTCACCCCTCGCGACCTTTTCGTAGCGCACCGTGTCGGCGAGACGACTCCCCTCCTGCTGCGCCACCATCATTACGCCGGTCTCGAAACCCTTGACCAGCGCAGTGTCGATGTTCACGCTCATCAAAAAACCCCTTCTTGTGGTGATCGTTTGCAATCACTCGAAGGGGTTGTCTGGGTTCGGCGCGGCTCCCCGCGTTGTGGGGAGTTGTCTCGCCTACTGGCAGGCCCGCTTCTGCACCGTTACGCGGTGTCTACGTCGCCACTTTGGCGCGAGCACCCGGCCGCAGTTGCGGTTGTCGGGAAAGTCAGTCTTGGCCCTTCCTCCCGCGCCGCTTGGACGCTCTCGGTTGGCTCGTCCGCGGCGTCTTGCTCGACACCGCATAGAGGTAGTCCGCCGCAGCGGCGAGAATCTGATCGGTCGTGCAGCGCGGCACGCCGCCGTGTGTCTTCATCGCCAGCGCGAGACAGCCCAAGCGAACCGGGTCGTCTCCGCCGACGAACGCGCAGAATTGGCCGTGGATCAAATCGAGATCGCGCTCGTCTCCTGCGCGCGCCGGGCGCTGCTTGAGATCAACCGCCAGCTCGAGGCATTCGAGTCGCGTCTGCTCGCTGAGACTCATGCCGCCCCCACGTTTTGATACGCCATCCTCTCCAGCGCGGTGCGCTTGGCCTGGAGCGCATCGTGCTGCGGATCGCGATTGTCCATCAGAATCGCCATCTGCTTCTCGTCACCCAGCATCTCGGTGAGCTGCCGCTTCGCCTCTTCCGGCGTCAGCGTCGTGCGCGTCTCGCCCGCGCCGGGCACGTCGCCGTCCTCGGAGAGCTTGTCACCGAGCGCCATGAACATCTCGATCACCTCTGGGTGGTCGCCCAGCAGGCGCCCGTCCTCGAGCTTGATGCGGTCGAGGAGCCCCGGGCCGTCGGTCTCAGACTCGCCGAGCAACGCACGAACGGCCTTCTTCGCGTTGTGCATCTTGGCGTCGTAGGCCGCGCCGTGCTTCTCCTTGAGTGCGGCGGTGGCCGCATCCGCGAGCGCCTGCTGCTTCTGCACGCTCTCGCTGTGGACACCAGCGAGCATCTCTGCGTAGTCCTTCACCACGCCCTGCGCCTGCTTCGTCGAGAGTCCGTGCGCGTGTAGCTTCTCGGCCATCTGCGCCATGAACTCGCCGTTCCACGGGAGTCCCTCGG